GGGGTATAGGCCCTTTGGTTCCTTCCGCGACTAGATAGCCTTGCGACAGATCATTTTTATACAGTTGAACGAATTTTGTTGCTATCGCTGGCCTTGTAGAGACGCGAAAGAACGGCCCCTGTAGAACTTCCCCGTCTGCAGTTACTGCAATCTTTCCTACGTTTTTAAGCGTGTATTGCGCCGTATAGTTGGCGCTGGCACCCGTCACGGTGCCTATTTTGTGGCTCCCCAGGGGCCACATTTTTTTGACGAACTCGGATTCATACAGGTCCTTCCCGACTAGCGTGAGGTCCCGGAATCCGATGTTGAAGAGCAGGAGGTGATAGTGGGGACGTCCATAAGTTTCCCCGTACTCGCCTGAACAGATATAGCGCAGGCCCCCCATAGGATTGCTGACCATATGATCAGCCATGCCACGGTATTTCTTACGCATCCTGGCTTTCGCCGGTGCGTGTATTCTGGCGTGGTGCGCCCTGAGCCGTTTAATGAAGGCCTGTAAATCCTTCGGTTGTAGGGCTCCATCGGCTGGTAGATGCTCCTGGTCGTAGGTGAGAGTGAGGAAGGCGTTGTGTTCCCAGGTGCTCGCCTCGTGCTGTGCCCTTCTCGCCCACGCTGTAGCGTGGGTAGTGCGGCACCCAATACAAGTGCCGCACGGCAGCTGTAGGTTCGTATCCGCAATTGGGGGATGAAGCCTTACATCCCCCCCCGCGATGTCCTGGTATGCGGGAATCGGGTGGTAACACGGCATTACAGCCGCCACCCGCCCCGCATCACTTGGATGTTCTTCCGGTGAGTCTTGCCCGCTCCCTTGTTGAATCGCCTGGCCCCCTTGCGCTTGTTGATCGCTCTCCGATGCATACGTCCCTGCCTTCCTTGAGGTTGAGAGAGTTTGTGACACCCCTAAGGTGTGTCACGGGGCACATAATATCAAGAGGTTGATGTGCCCTGCTCCGGCTCCACCGCCGGAGGTGTTTCACTTTGCAACTGTACGAACAAGCCGAGTCGCACCGCTTCCTCGGCGTTCTCGGGATCGTTTACGAAGTCCCACAGCTGAGCCAGGTTGTTGTTGAACCGGGCGCGAAGCTTCGGCGGCAACGACATGAATTTGTCCCGCGCATCATTGAGCCGATCCATGGCGGTCCGCAGATCCGGGACATCCGTGAAGTCCCCGTAATAGCTCGGGTCGAACGCACCGACCGGAATCGGTGCATGCTCGAGCCCGAAGCGTTTGACCAAGATGTTGATGTCTGCCGCGTCCCTGAACTGTTGCTGGGTAATCGGTTCCTCGTTGTTGACCGTCGCCGCCAGTTCGCCCTCGAGGATATCTCGTTCGAGGTCGTTCTGGTCGCGCCAGTTGATGCGCTGTTTCATCTTCATCGGAAAGTGTCCCTAAAGTTTTTCGTGAAGTTCTTGACGCCAGGGACCGTGAAGTCCCGGGCGGCGCGGAAGATGTCTCGGGCAGAGGAGGCGACGTCGCTTCCAAGTTCCTTTCTGGGGCCGCTAAGGCGGTTCAGGTAGTTCTGGATGCGGATGGCGTCAATTTCGACGCCCCGTTTCTCGAGGTCGCGGCGGATAAGCCTCACGCGATCCTCGAGGGTGCCTTTGAGAAACATTTGTTCATACCGCATGTTTTGGATGCTCATGTTGATCTGTTCTTGCTGTCGCATCGCGACGCCTCCTTGTGCACCGCTGGTGGCGGTTTCCGTGAGGATTTGCGCGTTGCGCAGTTTCACCTGGTCAGCGAGGTCCACGGTTTGCATTTTGAGGAGTTTCGCTTGAGCATCCGTAAGTTCGGCGTTGGCTCTCGCCTGGGTAGCGCTGCCGAACATTTGAGCGGATTTGGAGAGTTGCTCGCCCGGTAAGGGCCTGTCGTGCGTTTGCGGGTTCCCCCCGCCCTGGCCGTAGGCCAGGGCGGGGTTCAGGCCCGCTTTTCTCATGTCGCGTACCGTGTCTTGGTAGCGATTTTTGAACGCATCGCGCGCCGCTTGGGCGTTGGCGTTGCCTGCGATCGCGTCGACCCCCGCCGCGAGAGCCGGTCCGACGACGGGGATGAAATCCAGGATACTCATTTAGAACCTCAAGAGTCCGGGGACGCTGAACGTTGGGATTGCTCGGGTGGTCCGGATGCTGAACACCGAGTCGAAGAGGACTTGCATGCCGTTGGCGGTGACTCCTGCCGCGAGGACTCTGCTCGCGGGGATCGTCTGTGCGACGAAGGTCGCGTTGAGTGAGGGTGCCGCGCTGAATTGCTCGCCCAGGTGCCATTCGTCGATGTTCCCGGCGCTGGTGCTTCTGAACAGCCCGCTAATCCGGCTTGGCCGGTAGCGGTATTCTGCCCACCGCTCTTGGTACCCGAAGACGAGATCATCGTTCGCGGGATTCCCGGTGCAGTAAATCTCCTGCATTTTGACGGCCTGTTCGCCCAGGTGGGCGAAGGTGGGCCAGTAGAAGTCGTACCGGGTGGACCGGCTCCACAGCTTGTGGAGGCCTTGCTGATAGGTGATGTCGGCGCAGACGTTCACCAGGCCGATGATATGGCCGTGTTCCGTCGCGTGGTACTTGAAGCGGTGTTGTCCGCTGGCGACAGCCTGTCCGGTCAGCGCGCCTACCGGCGTAGTGCTTCCGGTGATGCTTGTGGCGCTCGTCTGCGGAATCGCTTGCGTTTGAATTTTCGACTTCCCGCCTCCGATGTATTCCGGCCGCTGGAGTCGGGCATCTTCGGGGTTTACGCCGAAGTGGTTTTTGAGCAACTCGGTGTACCGGGTGCCCCCTCGGGCGTCTTTCTCCAGGAATTGCTGTGTCGCCACGCTGAGGCGGATGGCGTTGATGGTAGCTCCGCCTGCGGTGGAGAGATCGGCGTACAGATTGCTCGGATAGCCGGTGACGATACCCGCGGCCGCTACTCCGGTGCCCACGTTCCCCGTCGCGCTGACGCCGAGCACGGCGTTTGCTGGTGCGGCGCCTGTCGGCGCGTCTAGCCACTTCATGGGCTGTTGGACGCCCGTGACCAGGGCCGCGCTGTAGGTTTTGACGGTGGCCTGGCTCGAGCTGAAGATCGGGACGTCTACCCCTCCTTTGAGGGGCCAGGGGAGGCACGACGTGAAATAGTCGTGCTTTTTGTTTCTCGCCAGGAGGGCGTAGTTGGCGACGGCGTCGGGTCCGTCGCCCGTGTTTTCGACGACATCATTGTTGAGGTTTTCGTCCTTGAACCATTCATTGTAAATCTTGTTGTAGGCCCGGAGGGGCAGGACGTTGACGGAGACGTCCTGGCCTGCTTGGACCTGGCCGACCGTTGGAAGGCCGAAGTAGTCGTAGACGCTTCCGACGACGAAGCCGTTGGCGGCGCTCACGACCTGGGGAATGGTGAAGGCGATGGAGTCGGCTGGATTGTTCTGTTCGCCCATGAATTTCACCCAGTTGGTCCAGAGGATTCTGGATGGGACGAAGAAGAAGAAGGTTTCTACCTCCATGTTGTCCATGAGAGGGAAGAGGAGATTGTTGAGGCGGGCGAAGATGTAGAGCTCGCCGTCATGGATGTCTCCTGGAAGCACCTCGTCGACGTGAATGGGAATGAGCTTGCCCACGTCGAAGGTGCTTTTGTGCGTGTATTCTCCCGAGATGACGCTCCGTGGTACATCGGAGCGGGGGACCATCGCGAAGTGCGAGGGGTCCACCATCGGGAGTTTTCTATTGAGCGACATTGGTCATTTCCTTCCAGGTCTTGCCTGTGAGGATGGTTTCGGGATTGTCCAGGGGCACGATTTGCCCGCTGGAGAAGAGTTCGCCCAGGCAGAGCAGGTTGTAGTCTGCCGGATGAGCACTGAGCACCGAGGATTTGTCGGCCAGGACGTCGGTGAACAGACGGATGGCCGGTGCGTCACTGGTCTCCTGGATGATGGAGCCGATGACGCTGCAGCTGACGACGTCGAAGATTTGATAGAGGCGCTTGTACATGGCGGAGCCTGCTTTCTTTGGAGAGTGAGTAGGGAAACAAGTTCGGGCACGTCAACGCACGATCGCACTACAATCGTGCGCCGCCGCGCCCGTGTGTAAGAGCTCGTCGAGCCTGGTGTATCCTCTCGGATGCCTCGAGATTACGTTCTGAGTGTGGCCGTTGCCTTGCCTTGAAGGCTACTTGCTCACAGAGGTGCGGGTCAAGATTATGCAGTATTTTCATGTATGCACGGGGTATAGGCCCTTTGGTTCCTTCCGCGACTAGATAGCCTTGCGACAGATCATTTTTATACAGTTGAACGAATTTTGTTGCTATCGCTGGCCTTGTAGAGACGCGAAAGAACGGCCCCTG